CCGCGATCATGCAGCGGCTTGAACAAGTGGCCGCCGTTGCCGATCAGGCGATGGCGATGGCGAGCAAGCCGAGGCAGAAGCGCGGCACGGCGACAAAGCTCGGCGATGGCCGGTGGGCGCTGGAAGCCGTCGAAGACGTACAGCAGACGATGCAATAGGAGGCAGCCATGGGTTGCGGAAAGAAGCACAAAGGCAGCGGCAAGGGAAAGGGCAAAGGCAAGTAGATGGCCGACTTCGTATTCAACATCGCAAAAGGCCGCGTTGCCGAGTTTTACAACCGCGTGCAGTCGAACGACGGCGCGAACTCGGCTCTGATCGTCGTCGTGATCGACGCGGCCGGCGCAAGCGACGCCACGCTGAAGGACTGCGACACGCTCGCGGCCGTGCTGGCGACCGCCGCCAACGAGGTCACAAACACGAACTACGCCCGCAAGACGCTGACTGACGCCGACCTCTCCGCGATGGCTCCGGACGACACGAACGACCGCATGGATCTGGACTTTGCTGACCAGACGTGGACGAGCGTTGGTGCGGGCGACGCATGGACGGACGTGATCATCTGCTACGACCCGGACACGACCGGCGGCGATGACACGGCGATTGTTCCGCTGACGCAGCACGATTTCGCGGTTACGCCTGACGGCAGCAGCATCACGGCGCAGCTCAATGCCGCCGGTTTCTACCGCGCATCCTAGGAGGCCACATGAACGTCGAACAGGAACTCGCAGCCCTGATTACCCGCGTCGGCGCACTGGAACGCGCGGTGTTCGCGCCGTTTGCCGACCACGCCGATCCGGCAGCGACTGCCGCGGTCATCTCGGCACAGCGCCAGCGCATCGAAGCGCAGACGCTGAAGCAGCGCGCAGAAGCCGAGGCGAAGTACAGCGCCGAGAACCCGGATTGGGACAAGACCGTAGCCGGTGCGACGCCTGCCGGGACGGACGGTGCGGCCGGTGATCCGGACACCATCGGAATCGGCCCGAAGGGCGGCTGATGACCGACACGCTGCTGACGTGGTGGCGAAAGCTGCCCGTATGGGCGGCGATCCTTCTTGGCACGCTGGCCGCAAGCATGTTCGCGGCGACCGTGCTGATCGGCGCGGCCGTCGTCGGCTCGTACCTGGTGACGCGGTGGTGGTTCTGGATTCTGTTCGGCGTCGTGCTGGCGGCGTACCTGCTCGCCATGTGGGCGTCGAAGCTGGAGGATAAATGAGCCGCAAGATCACGCGACTTCGATTCGACGTGCGGAAGCAGAAAGACGGCTTCTGGTACGTGTCGATCGACTTCGGAAACGGCTGCGTGTTTGCCAGCGCGACCGGGTACAACCGCAAGCGCAACGCCGTCGATTCGGCCCGCAGCGTGATGGAAATGGCTCAGTTCGCCGAGCTTCGCGTCTACGACGCTGACGGCGCATTCAAGGTTCTGAAACCGGCGTCGGTGATCGACACCGGAACGGTCCGGTATCCGTAGGAGCAAGACATGGCTGATGTCCTGAACACAAGCACCCTCGAAATGCGGGCGTCCGTCAACGAAGGACTGCCGCCGTACGACTCGGCGCCGTGGATGGTCATCACCCGCTCGCAATACGACCTGTGGTCCGCGATCCCGCAGCGTTACCGCAAGTGGGTCGACGACCACGTCGAGGAGATGACGCAGCCGGAGAAAGACGCCGTCGACGCCGCCTTCCTGGAGGCCCTGCGCGACCAGACCGTGCAGCAGCTCGACCGCGTGGAGGACATCCTGCGCGCCTTCATGCTGATGGTGCTGGAAGAGTTCAACCGGCACAGCAATCGCGTCAACGCGCTGCTGACCGCGATCGACAACGCCGCCAGTCTCGCCGCGCTGAAGACCGCAGTCGGGCAGATCAACGACCTGCCGACGCACACGGTCGCCGATCTGCGCGCCGCGATCCGCCTCAAGCTAGGTAGCTGACGATGGCGGCAGGAAACACGCTGATCGTCCTCACCGCGCGGGACGCGATCCCGACCGCGACGGCGGGCGCTCCGCACGCTCTATTTGCAGGCGCTGCGTCGCCAGCAGAGGGCGTGCCGGTGATCGCCTTCGACAGCGGCACCGACGAGAACGTCGATTTCGTCTGCATCATGCCGAGGCACTATGGTGGCGGAGGCATCACGCTGACGTTGATGTGGGCCAGCACGCAGACCAGCAACGCCGTCGTCTGGAATGCCGCGTTTCGCGCCGTGCCTGACGACACTGAGGACGTGAACACCACGGCGCACTCCTACGATTTCAACGCCGTAACCGCAACGACGGCGAGCGCCGCCGGCGAGTTCGACTATGCCGCAATCACGTTCACCGACGGGGCGGACATGGACTCGGTTGCTGCCGGCGAGATGTTCATCCTTCGCGTGAAGCGCGACGCCGACAACGGCAGCGACAACATGACCGGCGACGCCTACCTCGCGGCCATCGAAGTCCGCGAAACACCGTAAGGAGCGCGCAGCGTGGCGCGCGATTTCGACGGCAGTGCGGACTACCTGGTCAGCAGCACGCTGCCCGTCACGGCGTATCCGTTCACGTTCGCATGCTGGGCGAATGTCGACAACAACAGCGCCGGGCACCTGGTCGGCCTGACCGACAACACCGACACCACGCGGCTGTCGATTTTCTTTATCAATGGCGGCCAGTTGGCCGCCGCTTGCGTTGATGACATTTCAGTAAACCGCGACTGGCGGACCACCGCGACAGGCGCGACGGGCGTCTGGCATAGCTGCGTCGGCGTCTTCACGTCGGCGACGGATTACAAGGCGTTTTTGAACGGAGACTCGACCGGGTCTTATGCGTTTACCGGCAACGCCGCCGTCAACAGCGCGAACCGATTTAACATCGGCGCGCTGCTGCGGTCATCGCTCGCCGGGCAGGTAGACGGACGGATTGCCGAAGTCGGCGTCTGGAACGTGGCGCTGACGCAGGCCGAAGTGGACATGCTGGCGGCCGGGCATTCGCCGATGATGGTGCGTCCGCAGTCGCTCGTCGGTTACTGGCCGCTGCACGGGCGCGGGGGGGCATCAGGCAACGAAGAAAGCTGGGTCAGCAGTCACGATATGGGGCCGGTCAGCGCCCCCGCGCTGGCCGATCACCCGCGGATCATCTATCCGGGGCGGCGGTCGATCTGGCTGCCGACTGCGGCAGCAAACCAGACCATTGCAATCGGTCTGGTCGCGGAAACCGATACCGCATTAGCGATCACCGCGCTCAAGACGCTGGCTATCGGCCTTACGTCTGAGACTGACGAATCGCAGGCGATTGCGTGGTCGCCGAAGAATCGCTTTGTCGGACTGGCGACCGAGACTGACGAGGCGCTGGCGATGACGGTAGTCGGCGGTACTGCGCCTGTTGTTACTCCGACAGAGCAACCTTCCGGCGGATGGCTTGGCCGCCGAAAACGGTGGGAGCCGCCTGAGCCTCCGTCCGCCGAGGAAGTACAGCGCGAGCGTGAACGGCTCGGAATCCTGCCTGCCAAGACGCGCAAGGCGGCAGAGAAGATCGCCGAGCGCGAGATTGCAAATGCTGCCGCCGACAACGAGACGATGCGGCAGACCTATGCCGAGGTGGAAAGCGGCGAACTGAAACGGCGCGTCGAGCGAAGTATCCGCAACGAACTCGCCACGAAGCGACAATCCTTCCGTCCCGAATTGCCTCAGATAGTGCAGACCATCATTCTTGACGGCCTGTCTCGTTTGCGCGACACTCACGCGCGAAATCGTGCTGCGGAGCAAGAGGAACAGGAAGTTCACGAACTGCTGGAAATCTGGATGGACATGTAATGGCCGACGAACAGCCCGCACCGCAACCTACCGAAGCGCCGGCACCGGACGTAACCGACATTCTGGCCGCGTCGATCCGCGCCGACCGGGAAGCACAGCCGGCCGATCCAGGCGATACGCCAGCCGAGACGCAGGAGCCGACGCCGGCACAGAAACGGGCAATCCGCATTCTGGCGAGCGAAGTTGAGTTGCCTGACGGCCTTGACGAAGACACGTACCAGAAGCTTGAAAAGATCACGGGCGAGATCAATCGCGGCGTCGATTCCAAGTTCAAGGAAGCCGCCGCCGTCAGGCAGCAAGTCGAAGCGGAACGTCAGCAGCTTGCCGCAATGGCCGAGCAGAGCCGAGCGTTCCTGTTGCAGAACCGCGAGATTGCTGCGCTCGCACACGAAATCGGCCAGTACGACAACGTGGATTGGGACGACGCGCTGGCCCGCTCGCCTGACGAGGACACGCGCAATCGGGTTCGTGATCTGCGCTACTCGGTCGATGCGAAGCGCGCGAAACTCGGCAATCTGGTCGGCGCGGTGCAGCAGCGACAGCAGCAGGAATTCGCGCAGCGGCAAAGTCAGGAAGTGCATCTGCTGGAGCAGTTGCAGACCTTCGGCGAACAGCAACTGAAGACGCGCATCAAGGATTGGGGGCCGGAAGCGAAGGCCCGCGTCGTTGAGGCGATGAAGGAATACGGAGTCGGGTCCACGTATCCGGACCTCGACCGGGCGGCAATGGCCGTCGCCAATTATCATCCCGCCATCGTGGCGGCGTTTCACGATGCCGCGCTGTACCGCGCTGCCTTGAAGAAGGCGGAAAAGGACAGCCGGCAGGAATCACCAACACCTAAGCCGGTGAGCAGGGTCGGAGGTAATGCGGTCGCAGCCGCAAAAGACCCCGACAAGATGAGCACTGAGGAATGGTTGCGGTGGAGAACCGCGCAGATCAAGTCACGGGCTGCGTGATCCATTCGACTCTTTCTTGAGGTTCCATCATGGCAACAAACAGCATCCTCACGCCGACCCAGATCACGCGGGAAGCCCTGCGTATCCTGCACGGCAAACTGACGTTCCTCGGCAACGTCAATCGGCAGTACGACGACCAGTTCGCCCGTTCCGGCGCGAAGATCGGCACGTCGCTGAACATCCGCATGCCGCCGAAGTACACGGTGCGGACCAACGCCACGCTCGCCGCGCAGGATCACACCGAGCGCAGCACGCCGCTGACCGTCAGTTCGCAGTATGGCGTGGACGTTTCGTTCACGTCGCTGGAACTCACGATGTCGCTGGACGACTTCAGCCAGCGGTACATCAAGCCGGCGATGAGCCAGCTTGCCGCGAAACTGGAGCAGACGTGCCTCTCGGCGGCCTACAAGCTCGTGCCGAACTACGTCAACGCGACGACCAATGCGGTCATGACCTACGCTTACTTTCAGGGCGCCGGTCAGAAGCTGACAGAACAACTGGCCCCGTACGGCGACCGCACCGCGCTTTTGACCCCGTACAGCAAGGTGCAGTTCCTCGACGCCACCAAGGCGCTGTTCCACCAGTCCGAACAACTGGAGAAGCAGTTCCGCGACGGCGCGATGGGACGGACCGGCGGGTTCGACGTGTACGAATCGACGCATCTGCCGTCGCACAGCAACGCGGCGACCATCGCCTCGGCACTGACGACCGGCGCGGCGCTCGGCACCTCGACCACGACCGCGAACACCTGGGCCAGCGTCACCACGCTGTCGGTGGACACCGCCACGTCGAACGGCATTATCTCGCCGGGAGACATCATCACGATCAGCGGCGTCTACGACGTTCACCCGGAAACGAAGCAGAACACCGGCAAGCTCAAGACCTTCGTGGTCGATGAGACGGCGGCCAAGACCCTGACCACGGCGGCGAACACCTACACGTTCAACATCCGCCCGGCCATGATCTACGGCAGCGGCAATGCCTACCAGAACTGCGTCCTGTCCGGCGTGAGCGACACCGACAACAACACGGTGACGCGCATCGGCGCTGCTTCCTCGTCGTTCGGCCAGGACCTGTTCTTCCACAAGGACGCCTTCGTGTTTGCGACGGCCGACTTGCAGGACGTGTCTCGGGACGGCGCGTGGGGTTCGCGTCAGACGATGGACGGCATCAGCATGCGGATCGCACGCCAGTACGCCATCGCCACCGACACGTTCCCGTGCCGTATCGACGTGCTGTTCGGTTTCGCTGGCCTGTACCCGGAACTGGCGGCCCGCCACATGTACGAGCTTGACCTGACCTGATCGGTCGGCGAACGCTTGTACGCCACAAGCACAGGGGGCTTCGGCCCCCTGTTTTTTTAATCAGGAGGATTTGTGCCGAAACTCGGCGACAAGCGAGAAACCGTCAACCGGACGCACGTATTCATCGCAACCCCCGCTTATGACGGGAAGGTGGATGCGGCGTTTTCTCAGTCCATCGCGGAGGCGTCGTTCTGCGCCCCGCTGTATCAGATTCACATCACGGCGAGCGTCATGGGCAACGGCGCTTTCATCGACCTCGCGCGCAACGTGTTCGTGAAGATGTTCCTTGAGGACTTCAAGGAATGCTCGCATCTGTTTTTCATCGACGCCGACCTGAAGTTCCCGGCGCAGGGCTTCGTGATGATCGCCAAGGCCAACCTGCCGATCTGTGCCGGCGTGTACCGCAGGCGCGAGAAGAACGAGGATTACCCTGCCGTTCACATGCCGCACCCTGAAGGCGGCGGCCTGTGGGTCGAAGACGTTGACTTGCCGCTAGCCGTCGTCGCCGAGAAGCTGCATACGGCGAAGGTTCAGTTCCTCATGCACAAGCGCGTGCCGACCGGATTCCTGTGCATCAGACGCGACGTGATCGAGGAAATGGCGAAGGGCGCCTTGCAGATGAACATCCACGGGCAGAAGGGTCCGGTGCCGCGCCTGTTCTACACCAAGATCAACGAGGAAAACAGGTTCGTCGGCGAGGACTATGCGTTCTGCGACGACTACATCGCCAAATACCAGCGGCCGATCCCGGTGATCGCCGACCTCGATTTCGTCCACGGCGGATACGAAGGCAATTACGCCAAGTTCTTGCAGGAGCGCGTGTCCGAGGAAGAAAAGAAGGAGGCCGCATGAGCCGCGAACTGTTGATCGGCTCCGGCAACGACCGGAAAAAGAAGGTCCGCTTCGCCGAGATTGCCGGGGAGTTCGATCAACTGGTGACGCTCGACATGCAGGGCGACGCCGACGTGATACACGACTTGAACATCCTGCCGTATCCGTTTGACGACAATACGTTTAACGAGATTCACGCCTACGAAGTGCTGGAACACTGCGGCCGGCAGGGCGACTGGAAGTTCTTCTTTGACCAGTTTGCGGAGTTCTGGCGCATCCTCAAGAACAAGGGCTACCTGTGCGCGACGGTGCCGATGTGGGATTCGCCGTGGGCGTGGGGCGATCCGGGGCATACGCGAACGCTTCCGAAGGAGGTTCTGGCGTTTCTTGACCAGAATCACTACAAGCAAGTCGGCAAGACGCCTTCCACCGACTACCGGCGCTTCTACACCGCCGATCTGAAGATCGTCGGCGTGAATGAGACGCAACATCAACTGGCGTTCGTGTTGCAGGCGCACAAGTGAACCTCTTTGAGATTGCCGGCAAGCACTACCTCAATCAGCCGAAAGAGGTAAGCCTTGAGACGTTTGCCAAGTGCAACGCCGCCTGCTCGTTTTGCCCGTACCCGACGCTTTCACGCATCGGCACGAAAATGGACGACGCCCTGATCGACCGTCTGCTCGGCGAGATGGAGTCTTGGACGGTGCCGTTTGCCCTGTCTCCGTTCAAGGTGAACGAGCCGCTGCTGGACAAGCGGGTGCTGTCGATCTGCGAGGAATTCAACCGCCGGGTGCCAGTCGGGCTGCTGCGGATGTTCAGCAACGGCTCGACACTGACAGACGCCAACGTGGACCGGATGATCGGCCTGAAGCGGCTTGTCCACCTGTGGGTCAGCCTGAACGATCACCGTCCGGCGGAGTACGAGGCGCTGATGAAGCTCCCGTTCGACCGCACCGCAGCAAATCTGGATCGACTGCACGCCCGCAGCGACTTCCCGCACAACGTCGTCCTGTCGGCTGTCGGCAGGCCGAACGACGATTTCCTGCGCTACTGCGCCGACCGCTGGCCGAAGTTCGAGGCCATTGTGTTCAAGCGGGATGCGTGGCTAGGGTTCACCTGGGCGCAGGAAACCGAGGTTCCTGACGATCCGTGCGCTCGCTGGTGGGAGCTTTCCATCATGGCGGACGGCACCGTAAGTCACTGTTGCATGGACGGTACAGGCGAGTATCCTATCGGCAGCGTCAAAACGGATTCGATGCTGTCCGTCTACAACAACCCGTTCTGGCGCGAACGCAGGGAGCGGCTGACCAGCCGACGCACCCTGGATGATCGCAGTCCGTGCGCCAGATGCACGTATTGAGGCTTCCAGATGGCCGCCACGTACTCCGCCCTGCTTACCGAAGTCGCTGACTGGATCAAGCGGTCAGACCAGACCGACCGCATTCCGTCCTTCATCCAGATGGCCGAGGCGCAGATGAACGCGCTTCTGCGGCTACGCATCATGGAAACCACGTCCACGCTGACCTTGAGCGCGGCGGCAGACAGCGTCTCGTTGCCGACCGGGTTCATGGAGCCGATTGCGCTTGCCTACACGACCGGCGATGGGCCGGAGCAGATCGACGTGGAGTCGATGCAGCATGCCATTGATTCCGCAGGATACGCGGCGCGTCCTAAGTATTACTGCTATGGCCCGACGACGGTGTATTTCGAGCGTGCGGCCGATCAGGAATACACGCTGACAGGCAGGTACTACAAGAAGCTCGACCTTGCCAGCGACAGCACGAATGCCGTAAACACGGCCGCGCCGTTTGCTTATCTGTACGGGGCGCTCGCTGCGTTCTGCGCGTGGGACGAGAACGACGCCGGAGCGGCGCGGTACGACCGGCTGTTCAAGGAGCAGATCGGTCAGCTTGTGGCGGCAGACAACAACAGTCGTGGCCGCGCTCAGTTGCGCGTCGATCCGATGCTGGTCGCTCCGCGTCGCTTTGACATCAACACAGGGGCGTACTGATGGCTGTCGATACCGCAGCGCACATCTCCGAGTTCGATACCTCGAAGCCGACTGGCGCAGAAAACGCCAGCGAGATCGACGACAACCTGCGGCACATCAAGACGGTCCTGAAGACAGACTTTGCCGCCATTTCCGGCGCGGTAACTGCCACTCACACGGAACTGAACATCCTCGATGGCGTGACGGCGACCGCCACGGAACTGAACAAACTGGATGGCGTGACCGCCACCACGACGGAACTGAATTACCTATCCGGCGTGACGAGCAATATCCAGACGCAACTGAACGGCAAGATGAGCGCCGCGCTGTCGCAGGAAGTGAAGACGGACAACTTCACCGCCACGGCAAACATGCACTACATCTTGCGGACGAACAGCAGTAAGACAGCAACTTTGCCCGCTACGCCATCTGCCGGTCAACTGGTTTGGCTGACAAACCACAGCGGCGGCAACTGGACCGTGGACCGAAACGGCTCGCCGATCATGGGCGCTGCGAGCAATAACACGCAGGCCACGAACACGCACTACGAGTACCAGTACATCGACAGCACAACCGGATGGGCGAGGTTTAAGTCGTCGTGAGCACCGAATCGGCTACGTACATCGCTGACCTCAATTCGTCGCTGCCGGCGGGCGGAACCTCGCCGATCAGCGCGGATGACCATCTGCGCCTGCTGAAGTCGGTATCAAAGGCTAGCTTCCCGAACGTCAGCGGCGCTGTGACGGCGACTCACACCGAACTGAACATCATGGACGGCGTGACCGCTTCTACCGCCGAACTGAACGTGATGGACGGCGTGACGGTGACGGCGGCGGAAATCGAGTACGCCGATGCACTGACGAGCGCCGTGCAGACGCAGATTGCAGCAAAGCGAAATGCGTTGACGGTTCAGGTAAAGACAAGCAGCTTTACCGCTGCCGTTGGCTACATGTACGTGATTCGCGCCGCGTTTTCTAACGCCGAGGCAACGCTTCCTGCGTCACCTTCTGCCGGAGACATGATTGTGTTTGTCGATCATGCAGCGGCAACTGGCTCAGGGTATAGCGGATACATCCGGCCGACTATCAAGCTGAATGGAACGACGTATGCGTCGCTTTACAACCTTTCTGACAGGGTGACGAAACTGGTGTACGTCGATTCGACAACCGGATGGGCTAAGTACGACGCGGCAGCATGATCGTCAAACTCGACAACCTGGGCGCTGCGGGATTCATCCCCGATCTACCGGCACATGATCTGCCGGAAGACCCGCTCGCGTGGTCGAGCGTGCGGAACATGAACTTCCGCGCCAACCTGTGCGAGCGCGTGGAAGGCTACGACTCAGGGTTCGACACGACGCCGACCGAAATCAGCTATGGCCTGTTCGCCGCCACGCAGGCCGGCGGAACGCCGTACATCGTCGGATGCGCTGACGCCAAGGTGTACTCCTATACCGGCACGACGGAAACCGACATTACCGGCGCGGTGACGGTCGCCGCTACGGCCGACACGAAATGGACCGGCGCACAACTGTCCGGCCTGCTGGTGCTGAACGAGACGGTGAACGCGCCCGTCTACATCGCCGTGTCCGGTCTGGGCAGCGGCACGCTGGCGGCGCTTTCCAACTGGCCGGCATCGACGCTGTGCAAGTCGCTCCGGGCGTACAAGTATCAGCTTGTCGCCATGAACATGACGGAGAGCAGCACGGCGTATCCGTACAAGGTTCGGTGGTCTAACTCGGCGGTGCCCGGTGCGCTGCCGACCTCATGGGTTGCCGCCACGACGAACGACGCCGGCTCTGTAGACCTGTCCGAAGGCGACGGGGCAATCATCGACGGCATCCCGTTTGGCGACCAGTTTGCGATCTTCCGCGAGTCCGGCATCTGGCTGATGCGCTACGTGGGCGGCACGGCGATCCATGTGTTCAACAAGGTGCCGAACGCAATCGGCGGCTTGCTCGGCAACAACTGCGTAACGAACGTACCTGGAATCGGCCTTGTCGCCATGTCCAGCACCGACATCTACATCTTCGACGGCTCGGCGACGACCAGCATCCTCGACAAGCGGATGCAGCGCTGGTACGCGAACAACATCTCGCAGAGCAACGGCAAGCGTTCGTTCGTGGTTTACAACGCAAAGCGCAAGGAAGTGTGGTGCTGCTTCCCGACGACCTCGGCGACGGCGTGCGACGCGGCAATCATCTGGAACCACGTCGAGAACACGCTTGGATACCGTGATCTGCCGAACTGCACCGCAGGAGTCCACGCTGTTGTAGACGAGTCGGCTACGACGACATACGACACGCTCGCCGGAACGATGGACGCGCTGAGCGGCACGACAGACGGGCTGGATGCTCGCAGCATTGGCAGCAAGACGGTGCTGGCATCTACCGCGAACAATCTGTACGTCGTCGGCAATGCCGTTGACGCAGCCGGCACCGGCATGGTTGGGCAACTGGAACGCACTTCGATCAGTCTCGGCGACGCGCAGCGGGTGAAGTACATCCGTGGCATCTGGCCGCGTTTTGACGCCACGGCAGGGCAGCAGTTCGAGATCACGGTCGGCGCTCAGATGAGCGTGGACGAAGCGGTGTCGTGGGCAACGCCGGTCACGTACACGTATGGAACGTCGCGGTTCGTGCCGGTGAACAAGTCCGGCAGGTTCCTGTCGCTGCGAATCCGCAACAGCAGCGGCGCGTCGTGGCGGCTGAAGTCCGTAGACGCCGACATTGAGCCGAGGGGACTCTGGTGAGGTACATCAAGGGTCCGGTGATCGGCGACTTCGCCAAATGGACGGAGCGCGAGTTCGAGCAACTGGAGCGCGTGTTTGCCGCGCTTCAGGTGATGACTGATCGCATCAAAGTCGGCACCGCTACGCCGGAAGGCGCGGTCACTGCCGATGTTGGAACGCTGTTTATCCGCACCGATGGCGGAGCGTCTACGGTGCTGTACGTCAAAGAAAGCGGAACCGGAAACACGGGATGGGTTGCTAAATGAGCACCGTAGCGGAAGTCCTGCAACTGACAGACGAGCTAAAGCGCCTCGTGGGCCGGAAGCGCGAAATCGAGTCCGGGATTATCAGCATCGAGGCGAAGGGTGATCGGCTGAATAACGAGCGCGGTCAGATCAACCGGCAGATCAACGAGAAGAAGAACGACCTCAAGCGCGTCGTCGCGGAACTGGAGTAGCCATGGCTTACAACATGCAGCAGTACAACCCGTATCAGATGACCGGCCAAAGTTCCACGTGGAACAGTTACGCGCCGCAGGACGGGTCATCCATGTGGAACGCCTACAACACGGCGCTCAGTCCGCAGCAGTGGAATCCCGGCCTTGCCGAGAGCATGGGGCAGACGGTCAAGCAGTACAGCGACCAATTCCTTCAGCAAGTCGCGCCGCAACTGAACTCGCAGGCGATTCAGGCAGGCGGCTACGGTGGCGACCGGGCGAACCTTGCGATGGGCACCGCCGCCAGCCAGTCCAATGACGCGCTGCAACGCAACCTTGCGAACATGAATTTGCAGGGCTGGAACGACGCGCAGAACCGCACGATGCAGGCCGGCCAGATGGGCTTGCAGGGCATGACCGAACTCGGCCGGCAGGGCTTGGACGCCGCTCTTGGCTTCGGAAACCTTGCGCTAGGTCAAGGCCGGCTCGGGCTGGATACGACTCTAGGCATGGGCAACCTGCAACTCGGTCAGGGCCGGCTCGGGCTGGATACCGGCCTCGGCTACGGCAGGCTCGGGCTTGATACCGAACTCGGTCGCGGGAACCTGGCGAACGCCTCGCGCGGGCTGGACATCCAGAGCCAGCTTGGCAATCGGCAGGCGGACAACGCCGCGATGGCGACCCAGGTGCAGCGCGAGCTTGGGCTGGGCAACCTCGGCCTTGGCTACACGCAAGCCGATATCCAGCGGGAACTCGGACTCGGCGGACTCGGAAACCAGCGGTACGCGACCGACGTGCAGGCGATGCTCGGCATGACAAATGCCGACAACCAGCGGTACGCCACCGATGTAGGTGCGGCGACGAGCCGGTACAACACCGACGTTGGTGCAGACACGCAGCGGTACGGCATGGACATCAACGAGCGGCTTGGCCTTGGCAACCTTGGCCTCGGCTACACGCAGGCCGCGAACCAGTACGACCTCGGCCGGATGAACGCCGAGAACAACCGCTACGCCACCGACATGCAGACGGGTCTGGGTTGGGGCAACCTCGGTCTGGGCTACACGCAGGCCGGGAATCAGCGTTACGCCACCGACATGCAGACGGCGCTCGGTTGGGGCGGGCTGGATAACCAGCGGTACGGCATGGATCAGAACTACAACCTTGGCCTCGGCAATCTCGGCCTTGGTTACCAGAACAGCAACAACGCCTACGACCTCGGCCTGCGGAACAACGACCTTGGGTTCTACAACGCCGACATCGGAGCGATGCTCGGCCTCGGCCAGTTGGGGAATCAGGGCTACAGCAATGAGACGGCACGCTTCCTCGGCATGGGCAACCTTGCCAATCAGGACTACGCCAACCAGACGAGCCGCATGCTCGGCATGGATCAAAACGACCTCGGCTGGTTTAACGCGCAGGGCAACCTTGCCACGAACATGGGGCAGCTCGACTTGGCGACCATGATGGGCATGGGCGGTCTGGAGCGCGACTTCCGTGGACAGGACATCGACGCGCTGCTAAAGATGTACGGGCTAGATACGCAGGGTCGCGGATTGGATATCGAGCAGCAGAACGCGAACACAAACTCGGCTCGGTACGGCATGGCGGCAGACGGCACGCCGGTTTACTCCGATCCGTGGGGACAGGCGCTAGGCGGCGGTCTGGGACTGGCTCAACTCCTGTCGATGTTTGGAGGCTGACATGAGCATGCCGAATTACTTCGCCTACGACCCGTTCCAGCGGCGCACGCGCACGATGCGCTATGCGCCGCAGGGCGATCAGGACACCTGGAGCGCCCACGACCGCGAGGAAGAGTATTGGGATCTCTCTGACGCGCTGCGCGGCGCCGACCCGTGGCTGGCCGAGAACTGGTCGAACCCGAACAACATGGAAGTCACGCGCGACGGCGACGGCTACCGCGTCCGCATCAAGACCGGCGACAAGGAGGGCACCTGGTACAACCTGACGCCAGACGGCAGCGGCGGGTTCCGCTCAAGCGTCGCCGGCCGTGGCGAGTGGAACACGAACGAGAACCTGTTCGACGACCCGATGGCGCTCGCCATGATGGCGGCTGTCGGCACGATTGGGGCCGGCGCTGCGGGCGCGTTCAGCGGATGGGGCACCGGTGGCGCTCCTGCCGCTGGCGCTCCTGCGACCCCTGGAGGCGGTAGCGGGCTTCTTGGCGGCACTGCCGCTCCTGCCGCATCCGGCGGCGGCGGATCGGTCATTGAATCGATGCTTGGGCAATCTTTGGCGACGCCGGGGAGCATTGGTGCCGCTCAGTCCGCAGCGCCCGGATTCATGGCTGCGGCGACTCAGCAATCCCTGCCGGCCATTGGCGCGTTCAGCGGCTTGATGCCTGAGTTTGCGGCTGGCATCCCGTCTGCGTTTCAGGCGCTTGCCGACACTCCACTGCCATCAACCGGCGGCGGACTTGGTAGCCAAACCAGATCAATCGTCGAACCTGCTGCAAAAGCCGGCGCGTCATCTCTCGCCAGCCAGATCGGTAATGCGCTCGGCCTTGCTCCGTCCGCCGTGACCGCGCTCGGAGGCTTGCTCGGCGCAGGACTTGGCTACGCCGACGCCAAGAGTCAGGAAGGCAAGAAGCAGGGCGAGAACCAGTACTGGTCGCAGTACATGCGCCAGAACGTAAACCTCGGCGGCGCACCGGGAACCCGTCCCGACATGTCGCAACTGCGCGGCATGATCGGGCAGCGCGCTCCGATGGACATGACGAATCTGAATCAGAGCCGGCAGGCGATGAGTGGGCTGCTTGGAAACGTGCCGCGTTCCAATCGGCAGCCGGAAGAGAACGAGCGGCTTCGGCAAGTATTTGGCCTGCTGGGCCTGTAGGAGAACGACATGGGATGGGGCACTAATCCAACGAACTTCAACGAAGTTCTTGCGTATCAAAACCAAAGACAGAAAGGGCAAAACCTGAGTAGTGGGCAACAGGGTGGCGCTATTGGCATCGGACAACCAAGTTTTGACTACTTCGATCAAAACGGGCAAAGATTCAGCAGTGGGCAACAGGGTGGCGACATCGGAATCGGCGGCGGGAACAACCCGTTCATGGGCAGCGTTGACCAGTGGCAGCAGGCGAACGCCGGCCCCGGCTACAACGTGCAGAACTATGGCGGCAACGCTACGGGCATGGGCGTGAACACGCCGCAGGCTCAGATGGACGAGCGCGCTGCGCTGCAAAAGCTGATGCAGGGCGGTAACGCCTCGCAGCAGGCGCGTGCCGCGCAGTTGATGCAGGGCATGCCGGCGCAGGGTCCGCAGATGTCGCGGCCGATGCGTCCGCCGCAGCAGGGCGGTCTGCTCGGCGGCGGCATGGGCGGCTACGGTCAGCAGAACCCGCTGATGCAGATGCTGATGGGCCGCATGGGCGGAGGCATGGGCGGCTACGGCGGCATGCAGCAGCGTCCGCCCATGTACGGCGGCGGTCAGCAGATGGGCGGCATGGGCGGGCAGCAGAACCAGTTGCTGCAAATGCTGATGCAGCGCATGGGCGGTGGCGGCATGGGCATGGGCAGTTTCGGCGGATTTGGCGGCGGCTACGGCGGACAGTTACCGCAGCGGCAGCAGCCTCCTTCGTGGATCAACTTGCCGCCGGGGATGACTGCTTATTGAGTCAGAGCCAAGCAGGGCGGCTACTAAGGAGCATCTATGAACGGTCTACTCGGCGACGACTTTTCAGACCCGCAGACCCAAGGCATCCTCGGCTTTGCGCTGTCGATGCTCGCCAACAGTGGGCCGAGCACGGAGCGGCGGTCTACGTTCCAGAACATCGGCAAGTCCGGGCTGGCTGGCATGGGCGCGTACAACCAGCGCAAGAAGTCGCAATTGCTTGAGAACGAGGATCGGCGGCGGGACGAGGAAATGCAGGCGTCCAAGTTGCTGCGCGAGTTGCAGATGCGCAAGGTTCAGGAAGAAATGGACGCGCCTCGGCAGCTTGCGGAGTACTACAGCCAGCCGGGCCGCTTCTCGCGCACGGTGACGCAGCCGGAAGAAGGCGACTTTGGCCCTGGCGAGCGCGGGAACGTGACTCAGATCATGCCGAAATCGCAGGGCGAGCAGATTCTTGAAGCGATCCGCTCCGGCAATCCGGCGGCGCAGCGATACGGCTTGCAACAACTGATGAAGTTGCAGGACGCGACTCCTGCCAAACCAATCGTTGCCGGCAACACCGTGCTTTCGGCAGACGGCACGCGCGTGCTTTACGAGCCGCAGCCAAAACCAAGCGAGGAAAAGGACGCGCTGCTGCGCCGAATGCAGGCGGCAGGCATTGCTCCGGATTCTCAGCAGGGGCAACAACTGATCCGGCAGTGGCTCAACAAGGAAACGACTCGCGCGCCGAACGAAAAGGTTGAAATCAACCTGAACAAGCAAAACGAGGCTCGCGGCCGTGTTAGCGAGAACCTGCTGCGGATTCAGGACGCCTATCAGGCGCTTGAAGATTCCGGCGGGGCGATCAAGACGGGCGGCAACCAAGTGAACAACGTCATCAACCGCGTCATGTCTAGCGAGCCTGGGCAACTTGTCGGTCAGGCGCTCGGCACGAAAACGCAGGAAGCGCGCAACCGGATCGCCATGCTTCGCCCGGTGCTGATTCAGGAAATCCGGCAGGCGACCGGCATGAGCGCGCGGGCGATGGACTCGAACGTGGAACTGAAGTTCTACCTCGCCGCCGCCACTGATCCGTCGCGTGACATCGACTCGAATCTTGCCGCCATCGAGTATCTGGACAAGTCGTTTGGCCTCGGACTTGGCATCAAGTCTCAAAACCCGGAATCGTCCAATCGGCTGCGAGGCGAGTTCGGCAAGGCAGGAGGGGCGCCAGCAAGCATCCCGTCCGGCGCCGTGCAAATGCTGCGCGCTAATCCCGCTCTTGCAAAACAGTTCGACGAGAAATACGGAGCCGGAGCAGCGGCAAAGATTCTGGGTGAGTAAATGGCAAACCCTTTTGATCAATTCGACGAACAGAAAAACCCGTTTGACCAGTTCGCGTCGCCGCAGAATCTCAGCGCTGAACATCGGGACTCGTTCCGCGCAAAGCCGGTGCAGAAGTCCGGCGGCGTTGCAGACCTGATCGGAGGAATTGGCGGCGGAATTGCCGATCTTCTGCGTGGCATTCAGCAACGCGCCGTGGAAGCCGGAACCGCAATGGGAGCCGTGCCGCCTTTCGTTAAGAGTCGCCTGTACGAAGAAGAGGCAAAACGGCGAGAAAACCGAGAGTTCAATCCTGACGTGACGCAGGCGGAGAAGATTGGTCGCGGCATTGGAATGATCGGCGGCACCGCGCCACTTGCTTTCCTGCCGTCAGGACAAACCGCTGTCGGCTCGACGCTGGCGTCGATTCTGTCCGGCGGCGCTGCCGGCGCAATGCTGCCGACAACCTCCGGAACTGAGGCGCTGCTGAACGCAGGCATGGCTGCTTCCGGTCAGGCTGGAGGCAACTTTGCAGCGCGTGCTGTGCTTCCGACTACGGCGCGCGGACTCAGCCAAGCGCAAAAGGACATCATCGACGCTGCCACTGCCGAGCAGATTCCTTTGCGGACCAGCGAGGCAACAGGCAGCAACGTCATCAAGAACTGGGAGCAGATGCGCGCCAACCGTCCGATTACCGGCGGCATGGAGCAGCGGTTCAACACGCGGCAGACGGAAGCGATCAACAGGGCGTTTACTCGCCGCCTCGGCAACGAGATGAACGAAGTCAACGACGCATCGTTGCGAGAGTTTCAGAAGAAGATCGGCGGCGATATCGGAAATATGGTCAAGGGGAAGAACGTGCCTCTTGATACTGACTTTTTCAACGCCGTTGTTGCCGTGGACATCGACTCAAAGATCGGCGGCAACCTGACCTCTACGCCTGCCTTGAGCAAGACGATAGACGACGCTATCGACCTGATTGCAAACAAGCCGGCAGTTAAGGGAGAGACTGCACAGCGCATCCGGTCGAAGTTGATGGATCGCGCCCGTGACGCAAGGGCGGCAGAAAACACCGAGCTTGCAAACGGCCTCGAAGACCTTGTTGATGGGCTGAAAAAGTCTATCGAAGGCACGATGACCGGCGCGGAGCGCGACGCATGGAAAGTCGCGAATCGCAGGTATGCGAACTACAAGCTGGTCGAAGAGGCGTTCATCAAAGACCCGCGCTCGCTGGCGCTTGGCGACGTGCCAATCAACAAGATGGCTCGCGTCATGGAACAGAGCCGGCCGCGTTCATACGTTCACGGCACAGGAGACTTTGCGAACTTAGCGAAGCTCGGCCAGGTCATCAAGCCGCCTGGACGAAGCGCGCTGCTCGGCGAGTCGTCGTTGCCGATTGCCCGCAACGCAATGGACTTGGTGCACGGCGCGGCCTACCCGATCCTCGAAAGCCAGATGATGCAGCGATACCTGACTGGCGGTATGCCGTTGCAGCGCACGTTGCGCGACATGCCTGGAGCAGCGCTTACGAGCGATGCTGCGTTCCGCCTAGGCGGTATGGGTCTACTGATGGACGATGAGTTGTTCCGCTAACCGTGGAAGCCCTGCTCGAACTCCTGATCACCGAGCGCAGCGGCCTCGTCCTGTCGCTGATGCTGGCCGTCATTGGGTTGGCAGGAGCCATCGTCACGCTGAACAGTCAGCACCGCAAGGACCGGAGGGAGGATCGGGAGCGGTGGATCGCCGAGGTAGGCGAGGGCAACAAGCAACTCGAGAAAGTGACCGCTGCGCTGACGCAGCTTCATCTCTTGGTGGCAGGATGCTCGAACAACAGACGTGGTGGGAACCGCTAATGCATTTCCGCGACTGGCTCTTTGGCCTCTTTGTCGCCGACAAGACGAAGTGGGCGCAGACTCGCGTGCGCGAACTGATGACC